TTGATCGTCATACCGACTTGCCGACCGATGTGATAGTCGACGCGCACAATCACGGGATAGATGCGCTAAGGTATGCAATCGGGAACCGCATTCGTCGATCCGCTGTCATTAAACCATCAACCGCCTTTGCCTCGCTCACCACTGGAACTAGCGCATGAAAAAAGAAGATGCGATGGAGTTGCTTCAGCATGCAATAGCAGACCCGCTAGTCGCGGCTGAGTTGCTGTATTTTATTTCACGAGACAAAAGTGCGGTGAGAAACTACAGGGTAGTCGTAGCGCATAAATTACTGCGCGATGGTGTAAAGCGCGTTGAGGCGAGCGAGATACTGAGCAGACGGTTTGCTATTTCTCGCAGGAGAGCTTACGAGATACTAGAGATGGCGTTAAATTATGCTTGATTGGGAGCAGCACAGAAAAGAGTTAAAAAAAACAGGCGCAACTATTGAGCTGATGGCAGAAGCTGCGTTTGTCGAGTTTATGCGGCGACTGAAGGCGGCTGGATACGACAACCCTAGAGATATACTCGCTGATATTTTGGTGGGATTTGGTGACGACTACACAACGGAACTTGCTGCTGCGATGACGCGCACTCTGAGAAAAAGCATTTCTGCCGAATCGGTTGGTGAGATAAAAATAGGGAAGGTCACGCTAACAAACAAACTGATCAAAGATGCTGCTGTGGTGTCTGCTGATGTTGAGCGCGTGATAAAAAAACATGTGAAGGGCTGGCAAAGCATAAACAAGCTGGCTGTCGAATTGTACGATGGCTACACAGCAGACAAGCAGGTAATCGAGTGGAGTCCACGCAATCGAGATTTGCCGCTGTACATTCGCGAAGTTTTGCGCGATAGACCTACACAGATCCAACTAGCAAAAATCACGCGTAGGGCGGTCAATGACAAGATCAAAACGCCCGCACTTCGGGCGGCATACAATGAGCTACTCGCTGAGGTTGAGCGCGGTGCAGGATTTAACGCGCTGAGTAAAAAATTAAATGTTGCGCTGAATGAGCGGATGCGTTTTCAGACTAACCGGATTGCGCAAACGGAATTGCACAGAGCGTGGTCGGACGCTCAAGCAAAAGAGCTGCTAGACAATGACGAAATAGAAGTTGTCACTTTTAAGCTGTCCTCATCGCATCCTGCTACCGATATTTGCGATGTGTACGCAATGCAGGACTTGTATGGGCTTGGCAAGGGAGTTTACCCGAAAGACAAAGCCCCTGCCGTGCCACTGCACCCGTACTGTCGGTGTCGGTTGCAAGGCTCGCTGACAAAAAAAGCTGACGGCGCAAAACATAATCCGAACGCGCAGAAAGAATTGATGCAATCCATTGCAAAACAGAATGAAGATATGGCGCGAAAAATGGCGGGCAGCAATCGAAAATTAGATTTGATGTTGCGCGGAAAAAGTCTCGAATCTATCTACAACAAAGGCAAGCCTGAGCAGTATCATATCGGGCGCGAAATATCATCCCTCGATTTCTAGCCGCACCGCCATCAGTTTGTAAACTTCAACGCGATCTTCGTCGGTGATTGTGCTGAGATATTTTGACCGCCACCCGTCACCGAAGATTTTTGATGCGGCAACAATTGCAGCTTCCATTGTTAGAAGTTGCGAATAAACAGATTCCAACCCATCGGTGCTTTCGTCAATTGGCATGCCGAAATAAACCAGCACATTCGTTTTTCGGCGTGTGTAGCTACCGCCCTCTGAAATGTCCTGTGGAACTATACGCAATATGGGATAGTCCTCATGGGCGATGCCTTGCTCTAATCCGATTTTGCAGGTTTTTACGCCGTCAATGTCAGCGAGTTTTGTCTTTAATTCGGTTAGCATTGGGTAGATAGAGTCGAGCATAAATCACCGAGATGCGTCAGCAGATAATGAAGGGTACAAAGGTGGCACTGTGATGCCGTTTTGATTGCTCTGTTTTGCCACTACCAAAGTAGTGTCAAATTCTTTCTGGTACGATTTCAGTTTCGTACTGTAAACATCATCTTCACCGCCTTTCTGCGACTCAAGACAGATTGCAATGTACACGCGCAACACAACTAATCTGTCGCGCCAATCCTGAGACAACGCGGCGATAGACTCGACATAATTTATAGCGGCTTGCTCCCGATCATCAGTGACAAGTCTGCCGAGAAATGGGTCTGTGTAGGTTAGGTTAGGCATCTTTTAGCACTCCAGAAAAAATATCGTCAATTTCATTTGCCACGGAATCGGCTGCGCGGAAAATAAATGGGTCGCCTTTGTAGCCGCCATGATTCACCATTCTTGCGAAAGCAAAAGCACCGCCAACAGGAAAGCGTAACGCCTTTTTATTTTTTGGTTTGATCGTGTGCGGGCGCGAACCAAAATGCACAAACACATTATGGGGCGCAATTTTACCTCTGCTTCGAATCGAGTAGCCGCCTTTTATTTTTATCGGGTTTGTGCCGAGCGAGCGAACGAGCGCACCTGTTTTTCTGTGGCTTTCAGCGCCTTCGATTGCGCGATCAAATATCCTTTCTGCAATGATTGCAACGCCCTGCCGTATTTTGTCCGGCACCGCATCAATGCGTTTTGCTACAACATCCGTGCCGGTGATTGTTAGCCTCATTCTCGCACCTCGGCACTGCCAATCGCGTCAACGATAGACTCAAATTCTTCCGGTGGGCGATTGGAGAACAATAATTGCGCTACTGTGCGCATTTGTTCGTCAATGATTTCCTGTGGGAAATTAGCGGCAGTCAATGCGTCTAGTGTCGATAATTCCGTGGCAATATCAGCAATCTGATAATCACGGCTCCACGATGTTGTGTATATTTCGTCTGCGTTTACACCAAGCCACAATCCTGCTATATAAAAAGCCATCCGCTCAAAATCTTCCATGCGTCGCGCAAATGAAACCAGAGCAGCGTTTAACGATTGGAATCGTATAGCTAGAGCGATGCCGCTTTCTGCTGATCGTTCACCGACTTGGCTAACATTCATGCCGATTTCATTCACCTTGGTTTCGATGTCCTTAATCACATCGCGGTAGGTTTGTGCTGGCGTGTCAGGCGGTGCAACAAACGAAACGGCAGATGGTGAGATAATGCCACGGTCTTTTCCGAGATTGCCAACAGCCTCTTTAAGCGCGGTAATTAGCGCGGCTTGTCGTGTCTGTAGCGAGTCGGGAGTCTCACCGTCGATGGGTTGTAGAATCGGAAACTCGGCATTGAAGATTGGGAATGTGTGGCGGCGTAAAATCTCATCTAGTTCAGAGCGTAAATTGATCAGCCGTTTTGACAGCCCGACAATTGCCGCAAATTCACCGATGCACGGAAACGCGCCGGATTCTGTAAATGCAATGACTGGGCATAATCCCAGGCCGTGTTCTCCGCTTGCAACCGTGTCGCCATCATTGTTGATGATCTGCCATTTTGTCTCATCAAATAATCGTGTGACAGCTTGCCCGTCGATTGCATCCTGAAACTCGCACGAGCTTAGTGCGCCGCGCTCGTTGATTGTGTAATTGATTAACTGCTCAGGCTCAATAGCAGTAAAAAAAGGTGCGGCTCTTTCGGCTAATTGCTCGGCATTCGGCATGTCGATTAGCAGCAGCATTGAGCCGCGCGCTTTTGCCTCTACAATGAAATTGTTGAAAAAGATTTCCAGCGAATTACCACGCCAATCCGCATCGTCAATAATCACAGACAAAACTGGGTTGTCTGTTTGACGCAATGGCGGTCGCTTGGCGAGGTATCCAGCGAATCGCATGCAAGCGGGACGCAGATCATTAACATACCAGCTCACCTCCTGCCGCTTGCTGAATTGGTCTACGGTTTCGGAGTTGTATTGTATTAGTGCGCCGCCGCCGGAAAAAATACCTGTAGAGTTTAATGCCTGCCCTATCTCGCTGAATTGCTGTTGTGCAGATGCCATATCATGCCTCGCTGTTTTTGCACATGATTAGCTGAAATTGTGCGGAATTGTCGCACAAATCTAGCGTATGTTGCCCTTGTACCCATTTTCGGAGTGAGTCCGTGGATATTGAGCAACTAAAAGAAAAAATTGGTGAGGAAAGTTTTTCGGAGCTTTCCGGTTACATTTCGGATTTGACCGGACAGCGTGACGCTGCACGAGCTGAGAGCATTAGCGGGCGTAAGACGCTAAAAGCTGAGGTGGAAACACTGCGTAACACGCGTGCGAAACTGTTTGAGCGGCTTGGCTTGGATGATGATGCGGATATTGACGCATTACCTGACCCGAAAGGGCAGGCTGAAGCGGCAAAGCAGTACGAACAAAAATTAAAACGAATTGAGCGAGAATTAGCTGATTCGGTAGGGCTAAACAAAACGCTGGGCGAGAAAATCCGCTCAACTACGCTGGAAAGCGCGTTAGAAAAGGCGGTTAGTGAGTTTGAGTGGCTTGATCGTGATGTGGCTGTGATGTTAGCGAAGCAGGCGATCAAGTGGGAAGACGATGACCCGTATTTTGAAGCTGACGGCAAATTGATTTCGATTGCTGACGGCGTGAAATTTTTGGCAGGTGCAAAACCGCATCTGCTGAAACAAGCTGGGGCGGGCGGCTCTGGCTTCAGAAGCAAAGGCGCGATGCCGGACGAAAAAAACCCTTGGAGTAAGGAGCATTTGAACCTTACAAAACAGGGCGAAATGTTAAAAACTGATCCGCAACTGGCGCAGAAATTGCGTTTAGCGGCATCGCGATAAATAATTTTTGAGGATAAAATCATGGCAGAAACACGCATTTCAAATGTAATTGTTCCCGAAGTATTCGTTCCGTATGTGCAAAATCGCACAGCCGAATTGAACGCATTCGTTCAGTCAGGCGTTGTAGAAGTTGATCCGCGCATTCAGGTTGGTCTGCGTGCGGGCGGCGAGTCGGTGAATATGCCGTTTTGGAACGATTTGGGCAGCACTGAAGAAGTGTTGAGCGATCAAAAATCATTGACCGTGAACGCAATTACAGCGGGGCAGGATGTTGCCGTATTGCAGGCGCTTGGCAAGGCTTGGGGTGCGAATGATCTCGCCTATGCCCTAAGTGGTGATGACCCAATGAAGGCAGTTGGCGACATGGTCGCTGGCTTTTGGGCGCGTGTTCAGCAGGCGCGACTGTTGTCTAGCTTGAAAGGTGCGTTTGCGGCGAGCGGCGGCAGCACTGACATGACCGGCAACATTCACGATATTTCGGGCTTGAGCGCGGCAAAGTCGGTTATCAATGCCTCTACATTTGCCGATGCCAGCTTCAAGCTGGGCGATGCGTACACCTCGCTGACCGCTGTAGCGATGCACTCGGCTGTCATGGCTGCGCTGGTCAAGTTGGATTTGATTGCAACTGCACGCGGTTCCGATGGTTCTTATTTCCAAACTTATCAGGGCAAGCGCGTCATTGTTGATGATTCGCTCACCCCTACCAGCACCGTTTATCCGACATACCTGTTCGGTGCGGGCGCGGTTGCGTATGCTGAGGGCGAGGTTCGTATGCCGGTCGAGACTGATCGTAACAGTCTGTCAGGTTACGATGTGTTGATTAACCGTCGTCATTTCGTTCAGCATTTGCGCGGCGTGAAATACAGCGGCAGCGCAACAATCAGCACCGGCGATGGTACTAGCGGTCACCCAACTCGCACTGATTTGGAGACTGGTGCAAGCTATACACGCGTCTACGACAACAAACAAATCCGCTGCGTTTTGTTCAAACACAAAATCTAAGGCGGTTATTGTGGGTCTGTTGTCATTTGTTAGCCAAGACCAGCCGGTAGCTATTGCTGCCGTGCCGGTTGCGGCTGCCAAAAAGCCAAGCGTTCGTGAGTTGTTCGGCACGGTTTCTGGAGGGACTGTTGCAGTTTTGGGTGGTGGGATTTCGCTGCAAAGCGACATTGAAAAATTACCCAAAGGCTGCGCTATCATCGGTGTAAATCAACATGCGGCTAGTTTTATGCCTGTTGATTATGCCGTTTGTTTAGATACCGGAATTGCTGAAAAAATCCGCGAGTATTCCGACTGCAAAATCATTTCGCAGCAAAATGAGACCGCTGTAGATTTCGTTATTTACGATGAGGACAAAGAAGAATTGTGTGCGGCATTTCAAAGCACGATTCCCGCCGTTGTTCTCGCCGTGAAGATTGGATTTGCAAAAGTTATCGTGTGCGGCGTTGATTTGTACGATTCTGGAAAATACTTTGACGGCACGGATGTTATGGCTGGGCAGGCTGACAAAAAACTGCAATTAGAGTTTTGGGCTGGCGCAAAACAGGCGCTCGGAAAAGACGCGAAAAAAATAAAAGTGATGGCAGCTAGTCCGCTTTCTGCCGTTTTCGAATCGCTAAAATGAGGAAATAAATCATGGCACAAGTATCAACAACCCGTGGTTACATCGGTAAAGGTAAGATCAGCATCATCCCAAAAACCGGCGACAAAACGCCTGTAGAAATTGGCAACTGCAAAGCGTTGTCGGTGTCTGTTGACACTGACCGCAAGGCGCGAATTGACTACCAAAACGCTGGTGGTGGTGAGCTGGATGTATTGGAGCGCATCACTTCGGTGAAAGGCGAAATGACTGTAGACGATTTCAAGCCGGAAAACTTAGCGCAGGCGCTGCGTGGTAGCGTTTCTGCTGAGGCTGCTACTACTGTCACAGACGAAATCCAATCGCTGTATGCTGGTCGTAGCGTTGTTTTCGATTACATCCCCGACACAGCCATTGCAATCACTGTGAAAGCAGCGCCAAGCACCGTGTGGGCTGCATCAACGGCGTACGAGCTGGGTGATCGCATTGTTGAAGGCAATAAAGTTTTTGAGGTTACCACGGCTGGCACTTCAAAAGTTGCGCCAAAGCCAACTTTCACCGGCACAATCGGTGCAACTGTTACTGATGGCACTGTTACTTGGACTGTGCGCGCACCAGAGACTTTGGTTAAAGACACGCATTACAAGGTTACTAATTCCGGCATCGCTGCGCTGCCTGCCGCAGATGCGTTATTTGCCGGTGGATTGCGTTTGAAAATCAGCTACACCAAAAACCTGCAATACTTGGTGCAAGCATTAACTGACGCGGGTACTGAATACCTGCTCGTTTTTGACGGCTTGAATGAGGTAGATAGCGGCAACTCTGTAATCGTTAAAATTCATCGTACAAAATTCTCACCAACTTCTGGTCTGGATTTGATTGGCGATGATTTTGGCGAGATCAAAATGGAGTTTTCCGCGCTGAAAGATGCGACGATTGTTGCGGCAGGCTTGTCGCAATACATGCAGATTGCAATGGTGTAAAACAAAAACGCGCACGGATGCGCAGACCTAAATTATTGGAGGAAATAAACTAGCAGGGGTGTGCCGTGGCAGATAAAAACATTAGTGTAGATGTAACGGTAACAACTCTAACCGCCGAGCAGCAATTAAAAAAACTAAAAAAAGAGCTTGGCGCTTTACTCAAAAGCGGAACGGCAACTGATGCTGAATTAGCCGCGCTCACCGACAAAATACAAAAACTAGGCAGCGTAACAGAGCGCAGCGCGGATGGTATGCGTCGCACTGGTGATGCCGGTAAATCTATGGGCGGTGGTGTATCGTCTGCCTCCGGCGCGATGGGTGGGCTAATTGCTGCGGCTAAGGGATTTATTGGCGTTGGGCTTGTAAAAGCGTTTGCAGAGATCACAGCGCAATCTCAAAACCTTAACAGGATGCTAGCCGGATTATTTGGCGGCACAAAACAAGCTGCGCAACAATTCGAGTTTACTTCTACGCTGGCAAAACGATTAGGCGTAGAGGTTTATTCGCTGACAGACGCGTATGTAAAACTCGCAGCGGCAACACGCGGCACTTCGCTAGAGGGCGAAAAAACTCAAAAAATCTTTGCATCGTTCGCCACGGCGATGGCATCAATGGGTGCCGGAACTGACGAAATTGGCGAGGCGATGGTGCAGCTGTCGCAGGGTGTGAGTAAAGGGAAATTCGATCTGCAAGATGTCAAGTCGATAATGGAAAAAATCCCAGGCTCTGCAAACATATTTGCGGAGAGTTTGGGGCGAACGACAAAAGAATTTTACGACATGATTTCCGCCGGTCAGTTGGGTCGCGCAGAAATTGAAAAAATGGCGGCTGGGCTGGAAAAGGTTTACGGCTCGGATACAAAAATCACCGGCTTATCGCAAAGCTGGAATAATTTTGTTACCACGCTGAAATCGTCTGCAAACGGATTAGGAGAGGCGACAAACGCTGGCGGATTTATGTCTGCCACCGTTGATGTGTTATCAAAAACGGTGGAGGGTGTCGGTGTTGCGTTTACCGTTGCGGCGAAAGGCACAAGCGCGTGGGGCAAGGCGTTAGGCGCTCAGATAGCCTTGATGCAATCTGGCGACTGGCAGGGATTCAAGCAAAACATTGCAGACATTGGTGATGAGTTTACAAACTCCGCAGGAAAAATGGCGCGTAGTTTTTTGGGGATCAAAACTGGCGCGGATGATTTGGCGGCTTCGCAAGAAAAGGCAAAAACTGTTTCTGCTGAGTTTTCATCGGCTGTACTAGATGCGGCGGCGACTTACACCAAAGCGGCAGCGGCTTCGGCGGCTGTTGTCGAGTCCACAAAAAACATGGGCGATGCGAGCATTTCTGCGGCGCAAGCGAATCTACAGCAGGCACAAGCTGTCGGGCAACTCAGTGATGTTTTAGCGGCGAAAAAAGGGGTTGAGGATGCGTCAGTTGCGGCAGCGGAAAAAAACGCACAAGCGGCGAAAGATCAACTGGCTTTATCGCAACAAAGAGCGGCGGCAATTACTGCGGAGATAGATCGGCTGAATGCGCTGACGGCTGCAAACGCGTCAGAAGATCAGGCAAGAGCCGAGTCAATTATTAAATTGCAGGAAGAACAGCGGGAGCTAGATAAGTTAATCCCTAAACAGCTACTACAATCGCAAAACGCACAAACACTTGCCGCGTTGCAGCGAGATCAGGCGATGGCTTCTGCTGTTTCGTCTGCCGCATTGTTGCAGCAATCGGTAAACATTGACGCGCTAAACCAAAAACACGCACAGACGATTCAGTGGCTAACCCTGTTGCAGACCGCACAGACAAACAAAGCCGCTGCTGATGCACAGTTGGTTGCGCTAAATACTCAATTGATCGAGTTGGAGCAGCAAAAAGCCAATATGATTGGTGCGTCTGCAGAGGAAACGGCGGCATACAATGAGCGCGTAGCAGAAACGCAGGCGCGCATGGCAGAGCTTGAGGCGGCAATGGCTGGCGGCGTTGCGGCAACGGATGCGATTGCAAAAGTTACTGACGCGGCAAAATTATCTACAGAGCAGCTAAACACGGCTTTGCAGCAGCGCATACAGGCGCAATCACAGCTAGACCAACTGAGTCAAATGCAATTCGAGCTGGAAAACAAAAATCTGGATTTGAAACAAATCGAGTTAAAAAGACGGCTTGATGTTGCCAAAGCGCGTGGCAATGAAGCCGAGGCACAGCGGATACAAAACGAACTGTACAAACTGGAAATTGAGCGTGTGAAAGCTGCCGCTGTTGCGAAGCAAGGCGAGATTAGATCACTGACAGAAAAGCTAAAACTTTCGCAAATGCAAGCGGAAGCGGATGGGAAGATCACAGAGGAAGAGCGTCGACAAATTGCCATTGCACAGCAAAAAATAGCCATTGCCAACGCAGAAAAACAGGCATTTGACGCAACGGCAAAAGCGAAGCAAGAAGTGCTGTATGCAACGCAAAATGCAGTGCAGGCGGAGCGCAGTCACGCGCAGGCGGCGAACACAACAACACAGGCTATACAAGGTCAGGCTACCGCCAAACGCGCTGTAGTCGCTGCTGACAATGCCGGTAGTGGTGGTGGCGGCGGTGGCGCGGCTGGGACAGCGATGCAGTTGGCGCGGAATGACAGCAAGTACAAAACGCAAGAAGCCAAGGATGCGATGCGCGAGTTCCTGATGCAGGATCGCAAAATCAGCGGTATGTCCACGAATACCGATGCTATGAAAGCCTATGGCAAGGCGATAGAGGATGCAGCGCAGTTCGCTGAGGATAACGCGTTAAAAGCAAAAGCGCAGGAAGCGAGAAAGCAGGCAGATGCCGAAAGAGAAAGTGCAATTTCAGCGCTGAAAGAAAAAGCGAAAGCGTCAGAAGTACAAGCGCCATCAAAAATAGTGCGGTTTGAGTTATCATCACCCGATGGTAAAAAATTCGCAGTTGACGCGGTTGGCGGCTCGGAAAATCAATTAGAGCAATGGTTAAATAGCATTGCACAGAGCAAAATGGCGGCACAATGATTTCGTTAAGCGATGGCGTGACAACAGTAGAATTGCCTGAAGGATTAAATTGGGTTGATGAACACGCGTGGCAGGCTGTTGGGTCGAGTTTCACGCGTGGGCTTACTGGCAAGCCGATCATACAAGTGCAAGCGGCAAACAAAGGCAGACCGATAACACTGGAACCGTATGATTTAAGCGCGGCGTGGTGGACGCGGTCAGAGTTGTCTGCGTTGGATACATGGATAAACAATCCTGATCAGGTGTTGACGCTGGTTTTTATGTCGCAAACATTTTCTGTGCGGTTTCGTCATTACGAGCCACCGGCGGTATCAGCCAAACCGATCATGTTTTATAGTGATCCTGTTGCGTCAAACATCATCCAGCCAACCATTAAATTAGTGACGGTGTAGAAATTATGGCAATCGAAAGCGGGAACATATTTTTTGTTGAATCTCAGGTTATGGACGATGTGCCAGAGGGCGGCGGTGCGGCGACTGGAACAAAAATAATCGACGGGCAAATGAACAATGTTTTCCCTGATATTTCAGACACCGACAGGGCGTATGGGCGTTTGAATTTGCGCAAAATGTTTTTGTCTGTTTATACAGCGGATGTTGACACTTTCGGCGGCGCAAAAACGGTAGTGACTGCATTGCCTACCGATGATTCGCTTGCTTATACATTATTCGACACTGGCGAGCCGTTTGATACGCGTGACGATGCGGCGGATAAGGTCGAGGCGTATTTGTACAAATCGACAACATGGCAGGGATACCTGAACGAAAATCATATTGCCGGAATGACGGCAATTAGCGTGATTCAGAAAGTGGGAAGCGCATTGCCGCCAATCGGGAAAACGCTTTGCCTTGTGCAAAACGAAGGGCTTGTTAATGAAATTGAGCAATATGTGCGCGTCATTGATGTGTCTAGCGTAGAGACTGAGTTTTCTGACGGCGGCGACAAAACATATACGCGCATGATTGTCACGATGACGCTATCGGATGCGTTGCGGTTTGATTTTAACGGTCACACGGTTAGCAAAAATGATTCCGAGTACAACTACACAAACAAAACGCGCATTCGTGACACGCGCGTGGCAAACGCTACCAAATACTACGCCGCACAACCTCTAGCTGTTGCGGGTGATGTTGGCGATTTGACAATCAAAACCGCGAGCATGTTTACGCAATTAGTCCCCAGCGCGCAGACAGAAACGCCGCTCGTGAATAAAACGCTTTCGCCAACAATTACAGCGATGCAGGCAACGCGGTCGACTAGCGTAACAATGTCTTTTTCTGGTGTGTCCATTTCGCCTGTTTTGCGTTTCGTCGCACCAACTGGTATTTTGCCATCGTCTTTGCTGCTAGTGATTTCCGGCAACAACATCACGGATGACGGCGCAGGTAATGCGATGCTGAATAGTGCGGTTATTGGCGCGGTTGTCTACGACACAGGTGAGATTATTTTTGCAACCGGCGCACCGACAACAACAGGCACGGCAACGCTTACTTACATTCCGGCTGCTGTTGTTTCGCAACAATCGCACACGCGAGCATTGCAAGTCACTGCCGAAAATCGTCGCTTGAATTGGACAGAGACTTTATTGCCGGTTCCAGCACCGGCAACGCTAACAGTCAGTTATATGTCTCAAGGCGGCTGGTATGTTTTGCAAGATGATGGCAACGGGAATATCGTCGGCACCGATCCTGCTTTGGGCGCTGGCACTATTTCGTATGTAACGGGAGCAATGCTTGTTTCGCTTGGCGCGTTGCCGGACGCAGGTAGTCAGATCATGCTTTCGTGGGCTTCACCGGCTCATTATGTTGAGCGTTCGGATGGTGTTGGCATTGATATTGATCGCACTTTTCATTTTGATTTGGCGCGCAGTATCAAGCCGAATAATTTAACAATCGAATGGATTTCTGGCGGCGTGACAAAGACAGCCACGGCAGATGTGACGGGTAATATCACTGGCGATGGAACGGGTTTTGTTTTTTATTCTTCTGGCAAGCTGTGGATTAAAACCAGTTTCTTCCCTGACGCGGCTACGCAATTTTCGTTTAGCGGAAAAGATCAGACAGAAGAGCATGTTACAAAAACAGGCGTGACGGCACCCGGTGGTTTAGCGTCGATTGCAATTGGTGAGGCGATACAGGCTGGCAGTTTGCGGTGCGAGTGGTCAACACAATCCACGAAAAAAACCGACAGCACTACAACAACATATATTTACGAGACGAAGGTGGTATAAATCATGCCAAGCTACGGAACCGCAACACTGGTAAACATCAAAAAAACGGACAGCGTCAAATCGGAAACGGCTGGCGAAACGCGTCGTTACAATCATGTTGCCACTGATACAGGGGATGGTCATATTATTGGCGATTCCGGCACGATAAATTATTCAACGGGTGCGCTTGTATTGCCTGTGCTGCCTGATGTCACTGAGAGTGTGTGGAACAGTTCTACCTCTGTCGAAATGTGGGAGACGACAACCGGCACAAGCACGGTGCATAGCTTCACGAGCGGCATCGTCAATATCTACTACACGCCAGACGGTGCTACTTCTGCTGATTTTGATGTCGATGTTGATGTGCCTGACATTACAATCCAGTTAATTGATGCCGACAGCGATCAGATAATCGTGCAGGGTTCGGTTTGTTTTACGGGTGACGGCAATCGGTATGTTGACAGAGCGGGCGCAATAATTAAAAACCCATCACCGGCAACGGGCAGCGGTACGACAGTTGGCAGCATTGATTATCAAACTGGCAAGGTTGTCATTACGCAACCGGATGGCGGGTTGTCAGATTTTGCGCTGGTTTCGCTGCTAACAAAATACGGCGATTGGTCGAGTATTTCTGCCAATTTCCGCACACAATTAGCACCTCTGAAACCAGAGGCATTATCTATCACGGCGGTGACATTAGACGGTGTGCAGATCAGTGCGAGTGCTGATGAGGACGGCGTGATTTCTGGCGAGTGGATTTCCGGCTCTGTTAATTACAATTTTGGCACGGCAAAAATGGATTTTGGCAAAACAATTTCGAGTGTTTGGACTCCGCGCGAAGTTGACCCTGCAACAATACGTTACAACGCAGTAAGCTACAAATACATTCCTCTGTCTGCCGATATTTTAGGTATTGATGCAGTGAGATTGCCGAGCGATGGCAGAGTGCCGATTTATCGCGCTGGCGATTTGGTGGTGATTGCTAACACAGACGATGCTGCGCCAGCCACAATTTCAAATGGCGGGACAATTAGCGCTGGGCGTTTGCGGTTGGCGTGGGTGCGTTTAATTGATGACGACGGCAACACAGTAGCGCAGGATAAATACACGCTAGACCGTGCGGCGGGAACGATTACAGTGCCGGATGTTGCCGGATTAAGTCAACCGCTCACATTGCGCCACACGGTTGCTGATTTACGCATGGTGACAGACGCGCAGATAGACGGGACGCTCACTTTATCTCGTCAACTTTCTTACAATTTCCCGACAACTGGCACGGTAGTTTCTAGCTGTCTACTCCACGGCGACCGTCATGCAAGGATGTCGAAAACTTTTGACCAAAACACATGGGACGGCACTTGGAAGGATTCGCAAGTCGGCTCACCAGCTACAGCTACGATGGATTTTATTTCGCATCCGATTATTGTGACAAACGCTGGCGCAGAAACGGAGCGGTGGGTGTTGCGATTCACCTCACAAACGAATGTAGAATTGATCGGCGAGACACGCGGGCTTGTTTTTTCCGGTGCGTTCAATGCTGACATTGCGCCGATAAATCCACGAACAAAAGTGGACGGCGTTGGCGGTGTTCCGTATCTCGTAATTCCGGTCGCAGCAAACGGCGGAGGGTGGTCGGCTGGTAATATCGTGCGAATAAATACAGTGGGAGCAATCGCGCCGATTTGGATTGCACGCTCAATTATGCAATCTGATGAGCCGGTTGGGGATGGCGAGGATGGCTGTGAGATTTATTCGTTGGGCAATGTAGACAGACCGTGAGGAATTAAAAATGCCGATTACACACAAGACAAGATTTTTTACTTCTGCCATGGCTAACGCTCCGGTCATGACAACGGGAGCGGGTGGGATTATTGCGGTACTCGACGGATGTTTGCTTAACGGATTTAATACAAAAACTTTATCGAGTTTGTCAGTAACAAGTGGCGTAGCAACTGCAACGGTTTCTGGTGGGCATGGTTATTCGCAATATGTAATTATTGAGATTTCCGGCTCGTCAATTTCCGCGCTAAACGGTACACACAGAGTTGCAACAGTTCCAGACTCAACAACATTCACATTCGAAGCGACCGGCGTAGCAAACGGCACAGCAACGGGTACGATCACTGCTATTGTTGCAACGCCAACGGGCTGGACAAAAGCATTTTCTGGCACAAACAAAGCTGCCTACCATTCAACAACGTCAATCACCGGATATTTCTTACGAGTAGATGATTCCGGTGATTACTCTACAGGGCAACCTGTGCGCGGTTACGAGTCGATGTCTGATGTTGACACAGGCACAGCGCCTTTCCCAACAACAGGACAGCAATCAACATTTAACTGGCGACGTTCTCAAAATTCTAGCGGCAATCGTCAATGGGTTTTGGTTGCTGACGACAAGTTTTTTTATTTGTTTGTTAAAAACAATGATTCAGTAAATAATTTCGCGCCGATGACATTCGGAGATTTCTCTAGCTTTGATGAGCTTGACGATTCGGCTTGTTTGTTGACCGCTGCAAATGTTTCTACGCCATCAAACGTTTATTTTAAGCCATTCGCAGAACAGGGCGGCATAACCCCGTCTTTTTCAAGCACATCAAAATATGTTGCGCGTGAATATGGCTCTTCTGCTGGGGCGATCGGTGCGTATGCCGCCTGTACGTCGATTGTCGGTTACTCTATCTCTATTGATGGCAACATATTGACTGATTCAGCATGTATATCCGGCGGATGGCTTATCGCTAGAAGTGGTTTTATTTGTGACGTTGGAGTCTCAAAAAGACTTAGGGGGATGTTTCCAGGATTTTATCAGTCGTTTATAAGACCGGATTCTTTGATGGGCAACATATTTGAAACGGTGACAATAGACGGAAAAATATACATTGCAGTGAAGGTAATAAGTTATTCTTATTACACCGGAGATATTACAGAATCGGTGTTGCTTGATCTTGGTGGTTGGCGATGAGTGTTGTGGTTGAATCGCCAATCGCAAGCTTTAGACCTGTTTATTCTGGTTTAGATAAACTTTCTGGCACACTGAAAGAAGCTGGCACGCCTGATGTCCCTGTTATTAGAACCGTTGCTATTTTTGGCGAAGGCAAAGGCGATGGTAGCCTAAAATGCGTAAGGCTTAACTATTTGAAAAAGACTATTTCAGATGCTTCTGGTAATTGGTCTTTTGATAATTTGAGTAAAGAAAAAAAATACACGGTAATTGGTTACGACGATAGTGACACATACGCGCCAACTATCGGCGGGGGTTTGAGTTGTGACACCTAGCACAGCGCATGCAGCAATAAGGCTTGCGGCTGTGAGGTCGGCTGCTGTTCAAGCGACGTTTGACTTTTTGACGGATGGCACTGAGGATATAACATTAGAAATCTACAGCGTCAGCAATGTGTTGCTCTGCTCAATGATTTTGCCATCTATCACTTTAGATTTAGAAAATTACAGAATCAATTTACCCGAAGTGAGTGGAACTTGTATTGCGTCAGGAACGGCTGGCTATGCGGTTTTGATTGGCAAGAGCGGCGCAAATGGCGATTTGCTTTCAGTGGGAGAGATCGGCGCAGAAATAAACCTAGACACAGACGATTTGTACACAGGGCTTTTAGTTAAATTATCATCCAACCCGCTGTTGCGTCGATTGCAGGGCTGACCGTGTTGAAGTTTCAATGGCCGTCGCACAGTAAAGATTTGCGGTTTGGCGATGTTCCTATCCCTGAATCGTACATCATTGCGGACTATATTCCGGCGGTTCCGAGTATTGTCTGTGTTGCTTCTGCCACAACTGATATTGATCTAATTGATGCGTTCGGCTGCGGGATTGTTGCAAATAGTCAGCAAGGGGAAAAACTCGGCGCTAGAGTTTCGGCGCAATCGCAACATGGCTACAGTCACGATTTGTCTGTTTTTGCAGTGCAACAGAGCGCAGAAAAACTAAGCGCCCGCACTGAAATAAATCAAACAGAAGCCGAAAAGTTCAGCGCAAAAATCAGCGAGAAAAGCACACAAGCGGAAAAACTCGAATCGCTGGTAGACTTGCGATCAAGCGAGGCGGTACGCAATCGACAGCACTTAACGCTAGTGCATTCGCAAGCCGAACGGATAATCACAAACACAAAAGCGCAGCACACAGAGACAAACAAAATACGACCGAGCTTGCTGCAAAATCACGCGCGCGGGCTAAAATTATTTAACGGGCTGCTGATAGACCACCATCACGGCAGGCTGGTAGATGTTCGGCTATTGATGCCGAATGAGTCGGCAATCCAGCCGCCTTGGGGCTATTCACCGGTGCCGGATTATGTGCCGGTAAATCCTGAGCCACCATTCCGGCGTAGCACAGATTTGCTATTCTGCCGACCAAAAGGCAAGCATTTATTTTTCGGCAGACCAACACAGCGCAGCGAATTAGCAAATAGAGGGGCGTACATTGTGAGCAATACTTTTGAGTTAAAGCGAGCCAGCGACAACACGCTAATTGAGTGCAGTAATTTTTCCGCGTCGATAGATGTAGATTCGTGGTGCTGGAGTTGGAGTGCGTCAATACCCGCATCATTGCAATCAATTATTGAACCAGACGATGGCGATCCAATCGAAGTTATTGCAACGGTAAACGGTCACGCATTGCGCTTGATTGTTGAGCGTATGAGCCGTGAGCGTAGATACCCTGACGCTTGGCTGAGTATCGGCGGGCGTGGGCGTAGTGCGTGGCTGGCAGAGCCGTATGACTACTCACGGAGCTACGATAACGCGGCAGAAATTCGCACGGCAAACCAATTAGCAGAAGAAGCACTCGAAGAAAACGGCGTGCCTATCGGGTGGGCTGTCGACTGGCAAATTGACGACTGGGATGTGCCAGCGGGCGCGTGGCGATTTGCTGGGACGCATATTGACGCGGTCGCAAAAATTGCAGAATCGGCGGGTGCCTATGTGCAATCGGACGACACAGAAAAAACGCTACACATACTGCCAAAATATCCGGCAATGCCGCGTGATTGGGGTGATCTGACCGCTGATTACGACCTGCCTGACGATATTTGTGAGACAGAATCCGTGGAATGGGTAGACAAAGCTATTTATAACGCAGTGTGGATTGTTGGCGGTGCGGACGGCAGAAAAGATAAGGTTGTGTTGACGGGTAGTGCTGGTGACACGCCTGCGCAAACGGTGGTAGACGACCTAATGACAGACTCGGATGTGACGCGCCAGCGCGGGCTGTCAATACTCGCTGACACCGGCAGGCAGGCGATGGTGACAATTAGACTGCCGATGCTGCCGGAGGTTGGGCTAGTGCATGTCGGGAGTGTGGTGGACTACACAGAGCGCGGCGTAACGCGACGCGGGATAAACAGGGCTACATCATTGCAGTACGACTACCCGCAAGTCTGGCAAACGCTGAGGATCGAAACGCATGGCTAACCCATACAAGCAACTGATACGAATCCTGCCGAAACAAACAATTGAGACGGGTGAAATTGTCGCTGTGGTAGATGATGGCGTGTTAATTGATCTACCAACGGGAGCGCGGATAAAAGCGCGTGGAAGCGGCACTGTAGGCGATGTTGTGTATGTGCGCGATGGCGCGATAGAGGGCGATGCGCCAACACTGACAGGGACAACGATCTATGTTTAGTGCGTTAATTCCGCACAAAACAAAACTATAATCGGCGGAAAATGCGAGGGCGTTATGTCTCAATTTGTGCGGTTGCGATTGCAAAAAGGCGATGATTTTTCGCGGCAATTCGTGTGCAAAGATGCAGCGGGTGCTGTGAATGATCTGACCGGCTGCGCGTTAAAAATGCAAATCCGTGATGCGGATTCCGGCGCTGTTTTGCTGGAGCTGTCGACTGAAAATGGAAAAATTGATTTAACGCCGGAATCTGGTTTGTTTGTTATCAAGTTTGCAGCGGCTGACACTGCATCGGCAGCATGGGAGCGCGCGGTTTACGATTGCCAGCTAACAGATTCAGCAAACGAGATTACAACGCTGTTTGCCGGTGATGTTTTGCTGTTGCGCGAGGTGACAAAATGATTAAAGTTATCGAGACTCCTGCCGCGCAAGGCTTGCGCGGGCTGAAAGGCGACAAAGGGGATGCTGGCGAAATGCCAACACTGCCAAGCGGCACGCCGACAAATGTCGCTGTCGCAGAAAACGATCCGCTAACGGATGCGATTTGGAAACTTCAAGGACAAACAC